TCCAACTTGTCTTCGTTAATTCGAGACAGGCGCTGGACCGGAGGACCTTTCGACGGGATGACATCCGTCGAATGTATTCTGAGCGCAAGCTTTGATTATAATCCAAGGGTGCACTATCACAGGTTAATGTAGCAATACATTAATATTGTGCTAATAACACCAAAAGAGGCGAGTTAGGTAACTACCTTTCCTTTAACCTAGTCCCAGGTGCCACATCTCCTTTACAGCGTTAGTACTGTCTAGGTCGAATCGAATTAACGAACAACTAATTACTCATGAAAACTTTTGATTTTCGCGAGCGCTTAGTTGCCGTTAACTGGCAGAAGATTTTGGAAGATCTTCACCACTTGTCAACATCCTTTAACCGGATGTTGTTAGTGGTCCTTGGGAGGTATACGAAAGGGTGGTCCATAACTGCTTTTACAGTCGCAAAACGCGTGCACCATCTCTATAGAAAGAATGGAGCTCGCTTTTGTTCATCGTATCTTAAGAATGCATCTACCCAGTTGCATAACTATTTGAGTTATACACAGGAAGATGAATCTTATAAACCGATGATGTACGGACCCCGATGTTCTACTACTCGCCGAGGATTGCCAAGGATTATACTTTCGAAACATCGTAAGATTATTCGAGAGTGTGGCCCAGACGCAATAACTACTGTAAGGTGCTATCTTACACTATTCGGTTTCTACCGAACGTATATAGATACCAAGAAAGTAGCTAACCTTAAGGCTATAGAGCAAAAGGGAGGTCTAATTAAACAAACTGGAGAGGAGAAAGTCTACGACACTCCGAACCTTGTTAAAGGGGATCATGACGTGACTGAAGATATTTATCTTTGGTTCGAACAAGTGTTTCCCCGATTAGCAATGGGAACACTGAAGTCGGTTTTCCCGACTGAGGTGCGACTAGGTTTTAATTGGATCCCGTCATGGTCAGGTGGTCCTAATACGCGAAACACGCCGCTTAGGACCTCTGTCAATGTTTTGAGGTTTGACGCGGGGCATTGGTTATATAATCTAATGGAATCATTTAAGACCGTCCGCCCTGAAGACAATACGTTCTTCAAGATGGTCGGGATCTTTTATCCTCCCAGGTTGATTAATTTACCAACTAAGCCGCTGATACCAACATCACCAGAACAGTTCATGAACTTACTGGCGGTGTTATCACCTCCTAACAAAGGGAGATGGGGCACTTTAGGGTTAAAACGAGAAGGAGGAGGTAAGGTTCGGGTCTTTGCTATGTTGGATTCTATCCGGCAAGCAATGTTACGTCCGTTGCATCATTGGTTGATGTCTGTTTTACAGTGCATCACAAATGATGGAACGTTCGACCAAATCAAACCCCTTGTCAAATTAAGAAATAAACAATTGAAAGATTTGTTTAGTTTCGATTTGACCTCGGCGACAGATAGGTTTCCAATGTTCCTGCAAGGAAGTATCCTTACAGGGTTCTTTGGTCACAATATGGCGCTAGCCTGGCAATACGCGATGGAGTTACCTTTTGAAGTTCCCTTCTTAAAGAGTAAACCGTCCGTAAAGTTCTCGCTGGGTCAGCCTTTAGGGGCTTACTCATCGTGGGCAGCATTTGCTCTCACTCACCATGCATTCGTACAGTACTGTGCACAGAAAGCAGGGTTATCGAAACGTCGCTGGTTTGACGACTACGCTATTCTTGGTGATGATTTAATCATTGGGTCTAGCGACGTTGCAACAGTGTATGAGGAATTGATCAAGATGTTTGGAGTCGAAATCTCGGCTCACAAGTCCATTATATCCAATAATGGTTCTTGTGAGTTTGCGAAACGATTCCTATGGCAGGGGAATAACGTTAGTCCCATATCCTTTAAAGAGGTATATGTGATGCGTCGTTCCACCTGCGGACAACTTGTTGACAGGATAACGACATTCAGAGATGTAAGACGCTCCGAACCATTTCGATGGTTTGGCGCATCATACAAAGTGTTGCCGAACACTTTCAAACCTCCGAAAGGAAGATGGAAGCGTTTCAACCTGATGTTGTCGTGTCCTGCCGGTCCTTTTCCTCTACCCTTCTATTGGTGGGCTTCGCTCTATTCTCATCGTCCTATTGG